CCACGCTGGTGGTCACCTGGTAGAGGTCCACCCCCAGGGTGACGGTGCTGTGCATGGTGCCGTCGTCCAGGAAGATGGTGCCGTCCTCATTCCACACCACCTCAAAGCCCAGCTTCTCGGCCACGGCACGCAGGGGCACCATGATGCAGGCCCGCACGCCGGTGTCCTCCCCGTCGATCTCCAGGGCGTAGCCGGTCCGGGGCTCCTCGGCGGGGGCGGGCGCCTCAGGGGGGGCGCTGTCCTCGCAGGCGTCCTCGGCCGGGGCTTCCTCTTCGACTTCCGCATCTGCGGGGGCGCCGGCGGCCTTCAGGTCGGCGATCCGCTCCTGATTGTACTCGATCCTCGCCTTGGCGGCGGCGATCTTCTCGCACAGGGCGGAGTAGGGTGCCTCAGGGTCCATGCCACGCTCGGCAAAGTAGAGCTTGCCGATCTCCAGGTATGCCTTCTTGATGGACTCCTGCTCGGTGGCGTTGTCAACCCTGAGCCGGCCGATCTCGGTCAGCTCCTTGGTCTTGGCCATCCCGGCGTCAAACAGTTCCTTTGTCTTGGCCACGCCGGTCTGCGCCAGCTCGGTAAGCTTCTCGGGCAGATTTTCCAGTGCCATAGTTTATGACCTCCTTGTAGGCTTGCGCACGGCAGCTTGCCGTGCCCGTTTTGTTTTACCGTCTCCATCATAAACGCTCCGCCGGAAAAGCGCAAGGGGATTGGGGCGGATTTAACAGTAGTTTAATAATTTTATCCATTTTTTCATTTTACGCCCCGCTGTTGCGACCATATCTAACCATTCCATTTTCTTTTGCAACTTATTATTACCCATCATCATACACAATTTTAAATCGTTAGGAACAAACATACTTCACGCAGGCATGAACCTAACAGGCGAAAAGGAAGGAGCGCCCCACCCGGAGCGCTCCCCCATTTACTTCACGTCTTTCTCGTCCACCCACCCATACACGGTACATCCCGCGCCGGTGTGGATCAGGTGGTATGGATGCTTGCCAGAGGCGGTCCTTGTCACCCGCGCATTACCGGGCTTGCACGGGAAAGAGGTTCCGCTGTTGGCGCTGGGGTAGTGGCAGTTGCCCGTAAACTCCACCACGTCCCCTACCTGGACCGTGGCGGGTTTCTCCGCGTGCGGCTTTTCCGCTGGAGCACCCAGTTTTGCGTTCACATCGGCGGCGATCTGCGTCATACGTCTGAGCAGATAAGGCCCGGGGCAGCTGGTAGCCATAAAGTCCTGGTGAACGGTCATGTTGCAGCCGTTTCGGTGGTTTACCCGGTCAGTCTTGTTTGCCCCCCAGACCAGTTTGGCAATCCCGTTCCGGCGGCAGATATCAGCCACCAGATCAATGAGCTTGTTATAGGCAGCGTCCGATACCGGCCAGTCCGGTGCCCCTGCGCAGTTAGCCACCTCAATGGTCACGGCCCGGTGGTCGTTGGCGGGGTTGGCGCTGGCCCAGGAGCGGTCGCCCTCATCTACGTACAGGCCTACCCGGCCTTTGCTGTCCACGCCGTAGTTGCTGGACGCCTGCCTGGTCTGAAACACCTGGCCGCAGGTCTCCACGGACAGGTTCCCGGCCATATGGTGGATGGTGATGGTGTCGATCTTATGGTTCCGCGGGCTGTTGCGCCGGGGGGAGAGTTTGGTGTAGTCCACCAGCGGGCTGTTACTCATGGTCCTGCCCTCCCCTTCCGGCGCTGGCCGCGTCCACCTTGCCCTCGGCCAGGATGTACGCCACCACGGACGCCGCAGACACCACGGCCCCAGACACGGTGGTGATGGTATTTTCGTCCAGGCCGAAGACCATAGCCAGGCCGGCCACCACGCCGGCCACGGAGGCCCACAGCTTTCTGCTTGACAGCTTCCGCTTCCAGTCAATTTTCATGTGTATCTTCTCCTTTCAAAACTTTTGATACCTTGATTGCGGCCAGCACCAAAGCCTCCACCCCGCCGGCCCCCAGAGTGTACTGGATCAGTGTGTCCGGGACACCGCCCTTGACCCAGTAGGTCACGATCATCGCGGCGACAAACGCCAGCAGAAACACCCCCAACACGATCAGCACCCGGTTGGCGGTGCGCTTCTCCCGCTTGGGCAGGCGCTGCCCGTTCATACGCCGCCCCCTTTGTGAAAGCTCTCCAGGTCGTCAATTCGGTGGTTGATAACTTTGATCTGTTCCTCCACCACAGGCATACGGTGGGCGTAGTTATTGTGTTCCCGCACTTCCCGGGTCAGCTCCTTGATTTCAACGTCCGTGATGGCCTGCTGCTTGTCCAGCTTCGCGTCCATCTTGGCCTGGTTCCGATTGTTGGTGATGATGACCCCAACCAGGGCAAGGACACCGGTAATAAGCGAGGCTAAAATACTTTCCATAGAAAACACTCCTTTCATTGATTTGATTCCTTCAGCATATTGCATGAGCGGGCAGTCCATTTGGCATCTCTTACCACGGCTCCTTCGTATACTGCTGTCTCCACAACCAGTATCTCTGCTGCTCGGTCAGGGCGGTGTTGCTGCGCAGCCAGTCCTTCAGCTTGTCCTTCTTGGCACGGCCAGAGATCTCCTTCCCATCTGCGTCTCGGTCGCTCTGGGTGTTGTAGCTCACCACGTGCCACATCACGTAGTCCTCCGGTGCAATGCCCATGGCCTCCGCCTCGCCGCTCTTGGCGATCCACTGTGTCTCGTACTCGTATCCATCCACGGCCTCAGCCTGAGCCGTCTGCTTGGCCACATCCATGGCCGCATTTGTGACCTTCTCCCGCGTTTCCTTGTCCATGTCGGCAAAGATGGGGTTGTCCTCTAGTCCACTGATCATGTCGCTGTAGGCCGCGTCCATCTGCGGCCCATATGCACGGTAATCAGCCAGGTTTTCCCTATACTCGTCAAAGTCAGAGGTATAGGCCGTGCCCCACAAAAACTCTTGCTGCTCCTCGCTCAGGCCGCTTTGCTCCAGCCAGTCCATGACGTGATCCTGCTTGGTCTCGCCCCTTACGGTTTTCCCGTCCGGTCCTTTAGTGTCAGAAGCAACGGACTTGGCCGCACGCCACAAAGCAAATTCCCAAGGCTCTATCCCCTCCTTTTCTGCCTCCGCAGCGTCCAATATCCACGTATCTTCCGGGCTGTACTGCCCCCCGGACACGTCCACCAGTGCCCCATTGTTTGCCAGGTCGTAGGCTGCTTTCAGCACCTTCTGCCTGGTTTCCTCGTCCATGCCCTTAAAGATTGGGCTGTTTTTCAGTGCCGTTTCTGCCTGGCGGTAGTCCGAGGCCCGCTGAGTCACGTAGTCCTGATATGCCTTACTGTCCAGGTTGTTGGCGCCGAATTTCTCCTCCTTCTCTCCACTCTCGACATTGGGCCGGATGCCCAGCAGGTCGTAGGAAGCATTAGGCAGGGTGTATGTCTCGTCCTTCTCCAGTTTGTCCTTGTACCGGCTCTTCATAGCGCCGTCGATGTCGCTGTTGTTCTTGCCAAGCAGCTCCGGCAGATCTTCCCGGATGGCGAAGTAGCTGTCCAGGTCGCCGCTCTCCAGGGCCTTGTAAAGGAGGTCGTAATAATCCCCGCTCTTTTTCTTCGGGTCCACAGTAAGTTTCATGGCGGCATACTCGCCTTGCAGTTCGCCCAGGGTCTTCACTGCCACCTGCCTGTAGACGGCCTGGAACAGGTTTATTACATTCTCATAAGGCACTCCAGCAGCCTTGCTGATGTCGTCAATATATCCGTCCAGCTTGATACCCGACGAGCGCCAGTCGATCTTGTTGCCCGCCGACGCGGCCCGGACAGTGCCCTCGATCAGTTCCTCCATTCCGCCCAGAGACTGGATGGTATCGGAGAGGGCCTGCACCGTCACGGCGTCCATTCCGTAGTAGCTGTCCCCAAACATCTTGCTGGACAGCAGCTCCCAGGCGTCAGACCCAAAGGGGATACCGGACAGCGCGCCGCCTACCATGTCCTTGCCCAGGGCGGCGAGCATACTTTGCAGGGTCAATTCCCCATCCTCGTCTTCGTACTTCTTTCTCTTTCCCCGGAACATGGCCCAGGCCATCCCCATGCCGGCGAACACTGCCAGCTGGGCCAGCTGGCTGGTTACGGCACGGCCCACCTTTGCCCGCGCCTGCTTGATCTCTCCCTTGTCCCCCCTGCGCATGGCGGCGGTCATCTCTCCCGCAGCGTCGTAGAGGATGTTGAAGTTCTGGAAGGGCTGGGTCTTGAACATTTGCAAATTGGCAAGCAGGCTGTCGTCACTGCGCAGCAGCTGAGGGCGCTGCATGGTGGTATAGTTGGGCTGGGTCTCCTCGATCACCTGGTTGTAGATATCCGCAACGGCCTTATAGTAATCCTCAGAGCCCCGGTTAAGTGCCTTGTTGTGGTCCTGCACGTAGTACTCGCTGGCCTTCCACAGCTTCCGGGTGGTGATGAGGTCCACCCCCTGCACCCAGTTGAGCACCTTGGGCAGCTGCCGGTTAGCGCTCCTCATATCCCCCAGCTCCTGGGTAGAGAAGCCTTTGCTCCGGTACCACTGGAGCGGCGTGTATTTGGCGATCAGATCCAGATCCACCTTGCCGAAATTCTTCATAGCCTTGGCCAGCGGGCCCCAGCCCAGCACAGCCGCAGCGGTGGGGTAGCTGGCCGCCTGCTTCATGGCCACACTGCCGTTCAGCGTAAGCACCGCTCCGGCGTAGTTGCTCCGCAGTTTGCTCATGGCCTTGGCCCATGCTTTTGCGGGCTTGTGTCCGTTTTGCAGGTCGCTCATCATCTTCTCGATGTATCTGAACCCGGTTTCGCCCCACTTGTTCTTCACAGCTTTCTTCACGCTGTCGGCGTACTGGAAGCGGTCCTTGTCCGCCCCAGCGCTTTGCCCGTCTGTGTCTACGCCAGTGTCAACCCACTGCCCCGTCGTCACATCCCACAGTTTATTGAAGTTTCGCACGGGGATGGCCAGGCCCGCATACTTGCTGTGCATTCTGATACTCTGGTCCAAAACATCACCCATATCACGCAGAAGCACGGGGTTTGCGGCGTTCATCCGCTCTTTCAGGAAGCCCATGCCCTCAATACTCCCGTCGCGCTTGATGGACTCGAAGTCGGCGCGGGTGAAGCTGCTGTCCGTATTGATTGGATAGTAGTTGTCCACCTGGGCCAGGGAGTAGCCCTTCAGCTTCTCGGATACGGCGTTGACCGCCTCCTTGCTGGTCACGTTAAAGTACCGGTGAGCGGCGAGGGCAAATGCCCGCTCCTTCTGGGTCATGTTCGCGGTGATGCTCCGCACCTGACTGGGGGTAAGCCTGATCGTGGTGCCCCGTGCGTAAGCCTCCGCGATCTGTCCCTTTTGGTAGAGCTTCCAGTCCGGTACGGTGATCCCGCCGTCCCGAATGTGCTTCAGGTTCTGGTCGTTCAGGGAGTGCAGGTACAGGCTCGCCCGCATGGCGGGGGTGATGGTCACGGTTGTGGGCCCGTCCTTTCCAATTCCCTGGATCTGAATGCCCTTTGCCTTTGGCCCCGCGAAGGACTTGGTGAAGTCCTTGTCGTTTGTGTACTTTTCAAACTGCTGTTCGGCTTTCATCTGGTAATCGTACATGGCCCTCTGTCCGTCCGCCAACTCCCGGGTGACCTTTGTCAGGGGGCTGTCCTTGACGTAGCCGGTCATGCGCCGCACCTGCCGTAGGGGGGACAGGGTTTCTGTGACAATATTCCTGTCCAGGAAGGCGAAAAGTCCCGTAGGCTTGCTTCCTGCCGATGCCTCAATGTCCCGGATGGCGGCCTCGCCGGCGGCGTAAACGTCCCGGCGCTCCTGGCTGTCGATAAGCTTGCGCTGTGTGCGTATCTCATTTTCGATGTTCAGCAGCACTTGGGTCAGGTCCGCCACTTCCTGGGCGGACAGGTCCGCGATCTGCCGCTTGGACAGGCGCTCCAGGTCGCGCTCGACCTTCGGGTCTGCGATAAAATCCGGGTTATTGGCCTTTTGCTCACTGTACCAGTCTCGCAGGTCAGTGAGCTTTTCCAGTGTCTGCCCTGTCATGGATCTGGCGGCGGTGTCCAGGTCGCCGATGTACTCATTCAGCAGTGTCCGATTCACCTCGGGCAGTTTCGCGTTTTGCAGGCGGCGGACAATGTGCAGCAGCCGGTCTCGCGCCTTGCTGTCCGCTCTGCGCCCGCGGGCGTCCTCCCAGCTCTGGGCATAGCGGTCCTTGATGGCTTGGATCTGCCTCTCCCTCGTCGCCCGTTCCCTTGCAATGGCATTCTGAACCGCTTGCCGGTTCTGCTCCCGCAGCTTCTGCATCCTGGCCTGGTACTGCTCCCTGGTCTCCGCCACACGCTGCTTCCCATGGGCCTTTGCCTTGTCCAATTTGGCCTCATACCGGTCTGCCATAGTATCCCTGGTCTGCGGCAGATCAAAGAAGCCCTCCATGATTTCATTGGCGATGCCAGTCACCGCCTCCTCCATCTGTCCGGAGAATCGGGCCTGCTTCTCCACGGCATACAGGCTGTCTGTCACGCTCATGATTTGCTCCAGCTGTTCGGCGGGGTGGGTGATGTCCTGTGGGAACAGTCCGGGGTAGGACTCGGAGAGCTCGGCATAGACGGCGTCCACGTTGGTGCCCTCCTTGGAGGTCAGGTTCAGCTTGCCCCGGTACTCCCGGCGGAAATTTTCGTTATGAATGTCGCCATCATACTCGCGGCCGATGGACAGGCGGGTGTCGCGCAGCTTTTCCTTCAGCCCAGGGAACTCGTTGGAAAGGCTCCATTCCGAAACAGCGCTGCCGGCAATGTCCCGTGCGATCTGCTCGGCCTGCTCCCAGGCATAGGTTGGGCCGATCTCGCCACCGTCCGCTTTTCCGCTTGCCATGGCGTCATAGAGGGACTGGAGCCTGCCGGCCAGATCCCCGGCGTCCAGGTTCGTATTGTAATTTTCGATGATGGACTTCGCCGCGGCGGCTACGGCCTTTTTGTCGGTGGTGACATCCTTTGTCTGTTTGGTCTGCCCCCGCCAGTAGTCCAGCCGCTCCCTCAGACTGTCGTTTTCCTTCAGCAGCTGGTCGTAGCTCCTGGTGATGGTGGCGCCCTTGAGCGAATATTGGGGGTTGCTTTCCTCGCCGGACTGTGGTATAGTGTCCATAGAAACGTCACGCAGGAACGTAGCCTGGGGCTTGTCCCCGTAAGAACTACGCAGGTCCTGTGTGACGTTTTCTATTTGCGTCACATCCTTCAACAGTAGTCCGCGCTCGGTCTGCATAATGTTGATGGTGCCTTGGTAATACGCATCGCCAACTTTGAAGATGGCATCAAAATACTGGAAGTCACCTGTCGCTTGGGGATGGATGTGCCCGTCCCTTCCGTCTGGAGCGGTTCGGAAGTTGTCCCCCGCGTCCATAAGGTTGTCCAATTCCGTAGAGGTACGCATCTTAGCTTCGTGTGCATCTGCTGATAAACGCTTTACAGGATTGCTGTATTCGCTGGCACTGCGGTTGTTTACAAAAACGCGGTTGTCAAGACCGATTACACGACCGGCAAACCTCTCTTTGATGATTCTTCTCGCTAATAAACTCCGTTCCTTCTGGGTCAGCCCGTCAAACTGCGCTTGGTCTGTGTCCACGTCCACAAAGCGCCTGCCGTCCTTGAACTCCTTCAGCGAATACTTCACTTCCCCCTGCCCTTCGGCTCCCTCTCTGAGGGACTCCGCCTGCACCGCAGCGGCGTCCAGGGCGGCGGAGAGCTTGCCCTCGGCGGTCTGGGCGCGGCGGCGCTCTGCGCCGGTGAGCTTCTGCCACAGGCTCCGAAAGGCGTCCCGGACCTTCTCCAGCAGAGTGCGGTCCTGCCGGTGCCGGTCGATGAACGCATCCAGCACCCTGCCATCCTCCAGCAGCTGCCCGGCGTAGTCCGCCACCACGTCGTCCATAGCAGCCTCATACTGGATGGTCATACCGTGGGCGAGATAGTTGTCGATCTTTGCCCGCGTGGCGCTGTCCGCCATATTGTCCAGGGCCGCCTGCCGGAACACCCGGTACTGCTCCGGTGCCAGCTCCTGCACCCGGTGGGTGATCTCGTGGCCGAACACCTGGGCCTCCGGGTCAACCGCGTCCTTGGCGATGAGGATGTCGCTGCCGCTGTACTGGCCATTGGCCCGGCCTTCTGCCACGTTGTCCACCATGAACACACGGGTTCCCAAAAGCTTTGCGGCGGCATCCACGCGGCCCGCCGTGTCTGCATTCAGATCCCCGGCGTTGTACAGCCCCGCCTCCGTACCCGCCGTCTTGGAGTAGGGGGCGGCGGCTTTTTCTTTTGCCAAACTGGCGGCGGCGTCGTTCTGTCCGGCGGTGTAGGCGGCAAAGCGCTGGTCCTGGCTGAGGTTCCCGGCGTAGGGCCCCCGCACTTGGTTTTGTGCCTTGCCGTCCAGTCCCGCCTGATACCAAGTGGCGAACCCGGCGTAGTACCGGGCGCTGTCTGTCTGCCCGTCCCAGGCGGCGGCAAAGGCCTTCCGCCCGTTCTCGCCGAAGACCTCAGAGGCTTTGACCAGGGCGCTGGCGTTATCCATCGCCGCCTGCGTCCGCTGTTTGGAGCTTGTGTCCGCGTCTGCCCTCTGAATGCCCTCTGCGGCGCTCTGTGCGCCCTCCTGGGCCGTCCGCTCCGCCCGGGTGATATTCTGTACAGCCTGGGGCGCAACGGCCTGTGCGGTCTTCTGCGGCCCGTCCATGTACATCTCCCGCGCCGCCTGCTCCAGGGGGCCCGGCGCGTCCTGCCGCTCCGCCCTGTTCTGGTACTGCATAGCCTCCACCGGGGCGCCGGCCCCGCCCAGCGTATAGTTGTACACACTGGAGGCCCCGCCCATACCGATGCCGGACAGAAAACCGCCGATACCGGCCTCCGCTACCTGGCTGAGCTGGTCCAGGAACACATGCTTCCCGGCCTCCTTCTCGTCCATGCCCTGGAGCATATACCCCCGCCTGGCAATCTCCGCGCTGGAGTCCCGCCCCATGATGGCAGTATCGGAGAAGATATTTGCGATCTCGGTAAAGACCTCCTCGGAAGCCTCGATCCCGGCCTGCTTTGCCGTCTCCTTCACCAGGGACTTCCACCCGGATATGGTCTTGGGCTTCAAAAAGTTTTCCAGGCTGAGCTTTTCAAACGCGGCTTCTGCGATCCCGGCGGCCAGCCCGCCAACCAGGGCCTGCTGGTTGTTCCCGCCCCGGGCGATAATGTCCTGCATCTGGGTAGCCGCCGCGCTTCCACCCATGAAGGCCAGGGACGCCGGCCCCAGGGCCGCTGCCTGGAGGGCGCTGTCCCCCATGCTCATGGCGGTCTGGTAGAGGAACGCGGGCACATTCCCGCCCCCAAATTCATGCCCAAGCAGTTCAAACCTTGGCAGTTCGGCGTTTGAAAAATCCTCCGCGATCTTCTCCGACACGGCGCCCCGGACGCCGGATACGAAGTTGGTCGTGTCCATGTTGTACGGGTTCAGGGGGGTGTAGTGCTCAATATCATCGGCGCTGCCGCTCATCAGGCCCTGAGCGGCCATGCTCAGGTAGTCCACCGCCTGTAAGGGCGCCGCGAAAAAGCTCAGCCCGGAGCTGAATACCGGGTGCTCCTGAACCTTCTGCCGCAGCTCCTCCTGCTGTGTCTCGTAGCGCGCCTTGTCCGCCTGGGTCTGCCGGTAGGCGCTCAGGCGGTCGTAGTCATAGCCCAACTCCGCCAGGGCCCGAATGGCGTCCCGCCTGGCGTTCCTGTCCACCTTGAACGTGCCAATCGCGGCCTGCAAGTCCCGCTTGTACTGGTTCCAGCCTCCGGACTTCTCGGGGGAGATGCCATACATCCGTTCGATGGCGTCCATGGTCTCCTTGTCGTCCTCGGGACGGCCTGCGTAGTTCATCCGGTCCAGCATCCGGCGAAGCAGGGCGTCCCCGTCCACGGGCTCGGTGTCCGCCTGTTCGTATAGGGCCCGGGCCCGGGCATCCCTTTCCAGGGCCGCCAGCTTCTCCTGGTTATCCATCTCATAATAGCGGTTCAGCACCCGGTTCCGGGTCTGCTCTTTGCGGTCGATGGAATCCTGTAGCCTGTTATAGTATTCTTGCCTATCATCCGGGCTGTTTGCAAGGCCGGTCCTTGTGCGTTCACGCAGCTGCCGCTTTAGGCTGCTGATCTCCTTCCCCAACTCCTCGTTCCACGCCTTCAGCTCCACCGCGTCCGCCGAGGACAGGCGCTGGTAGGTGTTGTATTCGTCCTCGTCCAGGAACTGCCCCCAATAGTCCGCCTCGCTCTTCAGCTGTCTGGGAACGCTCTCCAGGAACGGCCTGCTGTCCTCGATCTGCCCGAGGATATTGTCTGCCGTTTCGTCCCCATAGAACCCGCGGTTGGTGTCGAAGTACCGCCTGTACACATCCGCCTGCTGTAGGAGTCTGGATGTCGCGGCGCTCTGCTCCCTGCGGTAGTTGTCAAAGGCGGAGCTGTCCTGCCACACCCCATCCCGGGCGGCGCTGTCCTCTGCGAGTTGGCTGGAGAGCTTGCTTACCTCCTCCAACCAGTTCTGCACCCCGGTCTCATTGTTTTCCACATAGGCGGGGCGGATGGGCTCGCCGTTGGCGATGGCCCGGCGGACCTCGGCAGGGTCCTGGGCGGGGAGCTTAGGGCTTGCGCCGGCCTGGCTGTCAATGGTGTTGAAGACGGACCACGCAGTATCGCTGCCCGGCAAGACATGATCCGCCGCGGCCAGCGCATCCTCCTGCTGCTTCTCCCGCAACTTCTCCTCGACCAGGGATGCTTGGTTTGCTGTGGCCCGCACATATTCCCGCCGCTTCTTCTGCTCCTCCTCTTTTTCCTTCTTCTTGATTTCTCTGGTGGTTGGGCCTTGGTAGAGGGGCCCGCTGTTGATTTTCGCCATGCTCTTGCCTCCCAATCAGTTCGGAGTTTTCAGCATATAGTTCCTGCTGTTCCATCCGTTGATCCACATAACGTGTGGCTTCCCGTCCGAGCCGTTGGTTACGTATATTTTCCCGTCCGCGACCAAAGCGTCAAATGTGTCGTCCGACATCGGCCCAAGCCCAAGTTCAGCGGCCAGGCTGCTGGTTTTGACCGCAGTTCCGCTGGAGCTGCTTTTACTCCCGGAGGTGCTGGAGCTGCTTTTACTCCCGGAGGTGCTGGAGCTGCTTTTACTCCCGGACCCGGAAGTGCCGGAACTGCTCCCGCTCTCCTCTGGTACCCAGTCGGACCGGTATTGGGAGACCGGATTCCCGGAGAAGTAATCCGCCGGATATGCCGCGGTCCCGCTGCCGTACCCGCTGGCTGCCGTCTGATAGAGGGACGCCAATTCCGGGTGCTCCAGCAAATAGGCTGCCTGGAGCCGCTGGATCTCCTCGTCAGAGAAGCCAAGGGCCTTGTACCCGGAGAAGTCCCCGACCCCGGCCAGCAGCTGTGCCCGCTTCAGATTGCGGTTGTAAGTGGTCTCATCATCGTAGACGCCCCGGTTATAGGATGTCTCGTCTGCATATACCCCCCGGTTGTAAGCCGTCTCGTCTGCGTATCGGCCCCGGTTGTAGGCCGTCTCGTCAGCGTACCGCGCATCGGAGAGCAGGTCCCGGTAGCGGTCATATGCCGTTTGGTCCTCGTAAACGCCTCGGTTGTAGGCAGTCTCGTCGGCGTAGCGGCCATCGGAGACCTGGTCCCGGAACTGCCCGTAGGCAAAGGAGCGGTCTGTGTTGTACTGTGACAGCTGGTCCAGGTAGCGGTTGTAGGCCGTCTCATCAGCATACCGCTGGTCTCCGGTCTGGTCCCGGAACTGCCCGTAGGCAAAGGACCTGTCTGTGTTGTACTGTCCAAGCAGATCCTGGTACTTCCCGTAGTCCTCCCGCTCCAGGGCGGAGATCATTTCCAGGTTGAGCCGCTGCTTATTCGCCTCATCCTGGTACATTTCGTAAGCCAGCTGTTGGAGCTCGGGGATCTTGTCAGCCAGCGCGGACATATAGCCGTTGTAGGACTGCTGGGCCGCGCTCCCGGCATAGGAGGAGGCCAGCCCGCCGGTGCGGGCAGCCATCTGCCCCAGGGTGTCCTGCATGGCCCGCTCCCCACCCCTGGTGTAGCTGGTCTGGTACTGCTGATAGAGGGGGTCCGACTCCGCGTCGTAAGAAAATGGGTCCTGGTTCAAGATCCTGCCGCTCAGCTCGTCAATAAGCCCCTGATACTTATTGACGTAGGATGGCGCCTCTTTGTAGGAGAATGTGGGCGTCTGAACCTGCGGCGTCTGGGTCGTTGTCTGGGAAAAGGTGGGCGCTTCCTTGTAAGAGAACGTGGGCGTCTGAACCTGCGGCGTCTGGGCCGGCGTCTTTTTCTCAAACGCTATATACTCGCTGCCGTCCCCGCCGCCGGAGTAATCATACAGGGCCCTGATAGCCTCAGCCTTTTGGTGCGCGGCATCCATTCCGGCCTGATCCCCCCGGCTGTACGCGTCATTCCAGGCGCTCTTGGCCGCGGCGATCGCCGCCTTGTGTACGTCGCTCATGCCAGCCAGGCTGGCGTAGTCGTTCCCGCTGTTGTCCACGGGAATGTAGGCGCTGGTCGTAGACGAGGCCGAGGTCGTGGAAGGCGTGGTCTGCTTTGTTTTCAAAGCCTGCTGCGCGGTCTGAGCCTGAGCCTGATACTGGTCCAGGTACGGGTTTTTGGTCTGAGTCTGGGTCTGGCTGGGCCGTTTTTTCTCGCTGTAGCCCAGATTATTTTTCACGATCATGTGGTTGTCTCTCCTTCCTTGCTCTCCAGAGCGCTGACCCGCTGCTCCAGGCTCGTCACAGAAGCGGAAAGCCCGCTCACGGTGGTGCTGATCTCGCCTACGGTAGTACTAAGCCCTTCTACAGTAGTGCTCAGCCCGTCCAACTGTCCGCCGATCTCTCCTACAGTAGTACTCAGCCCGTCCAACTGTCCGCTCAGCCCTTCTACGGTAGTACTCAACCCATCCAACTGGCTGCCCAGCCCGTTCACGGTGGCGTTAAGCCCTCCCACAGTGCTGCTGAGCGTTCCCACAGTACCGCTCAGGCCATCCACGGTAGAGCCAAGTCCATTTACGGCTGTGTTTACCTCCCCAAGGTCTGACTTCACGCCGTTGAGCTCGCCTGTCATCATTCCCACGGAACTGGACAGGACGCCAACGGCGTTTTGCAGATCCTGAAGCTGTAGGGCCAGTCCGGCGGAGGTGACCCCCGCACCGCTGATGGTCCTGCCCATGCCAGACATAGAGAACTCAATGCGCTCCGCCATGTAGCGGATATAGGCGTCCAACACGGAGATATTCCGGTTGACATCCTCTCCCATGTGGTCCATCTCCTGCGTAAAAACAGCCACGCCAGTCACCTCCTGCTTTCCACCGAAAATTCCCGCATCACGTCCAGCACCGCAAAGGGGCCCTTCCCCTGGAGCCGGAGTTCCAGCTTGTCCCCCCGGCGGATGGGCAGTGCGGCGGTAAGCGCGTCCGTCTCTCCGCCCACCCACTGGGCCACAGTCTCCCAGCTGCCCCCCTTGCTCCGCAGCTGGGCCCGGAGCCAGGAGCCCCTGGGCAGCTCCATGCGCAGGGTGAGCCGCGCGTACCGCTTCCGGCCCGTGATGGTCTCGTAGAAGGGAGTAAACTGCGCATCCCACTCGATGCCGGCATCCTCCCCGCCCCGAGTCTGCCAGACCTCGCCCCCGGAGGTAAGGAAGTACAGCGAGTCCCCCAGACGAGCGAAGTCCACGCACTTTGTTCCGTCCTCCCTGAGCCAGATGCCCCGCCCCAGGTCGTAGGTGAACAAGTGGCTCTCTCTCCTCTCGCTGACCGACAAGTAGTACCGCTCACCATCTGTTCCCGCCACGGCTCCCCGGAAGTCCCTGCCCTCAAAGCCATCGGAAATGCGGGCCGGCGTTCCCCCGGAGTAGGCGTGTACCCCAGTGGTCCCCATGTAGTACAGGACTTCGTTAATGACCTGTAAGCTCTTGTAACATCCGGCTTTCAATCCCTCCACGCTGTAACTGTACTGGGCGTACTCGGCGGGGTAGCTGCCCAGGATCTTGTGCAGGGTCCGCTCCTTCCAGAACAACACGGCGGAGGAGATGCGGCAGCAGCCTGTAAAGTCCCCCTCGCTGCCCACAGCCACGGCGTAGCTGTCTGTAGAAAGCCCCTGGTAGTTGAAGAAGTTGGTGGGGTCCCCCAGGGCGGAGGCGTATATAGTCCGGGTGTCATTGGAGCAGCCCCACAGACGGTTCTCGCTCTCGCATATGAAGTCCAGGTCGGGGATCTTCCGCACCACCGTGACCGCAGTGGTGCTTGTCCCGGCCGTAAAGGTGTTGTCGTCCACCGTAACGGTGTTCCCGCTGACGGCCTTGATATAGACATCCTTGTTGTTGGCGGCAATAGAGCTGCCGGAAATGGTCACAGTATCCCCGGCCTTAAACTTCCCTCCCAGCCCGGGCAGGGCCAGGGAATTTTCGGTGAACACCGCCCCGGACCCGGACGCCGAGGCCCCCAGTTCATGGATGGTCTTTGTCTGTAGGTCCAGGTACTTCTTATCTGGCCAGATCACCAGCTTTGTGTTGATCACAGCGAACTGCTTGGCGCCCGGGCTGACATTGCCCACGTCTTGCCCGCCGTAGTACAGCCGCCCGCCTTTTACTACCACCAGCTCCTCCCAGGCGGTGATAGCCGTGGCGCCGTCGTACTGGTCCAGGTGGGAGCGCCCCCACCTGGCGCAGAGGTATGGCCACCGCCGGGTAGACAGGTTTGTACACTGGGCCAAATCTCCGTCCGTGAAGCTGTCTGTGTAGTTGACGCCCCGAAGGGCAACGATCTCCTGCTGATACCGCCGCACCTGGGCGGGCAAACGTGGCAGCATTTACATCACCTTCCATCCATGGGCCGGTCCCGGCCAGTGCGTCCGCCTCCACCACGCTATAGCGGCGGCGTAGGTAGACTCAAACAGGGCCATGTCATTTCCGTACAGGTCCGTATCCTCATTTGCCAGGTCGATCATAGCGCACAGGTAGCGCTCGTACACCTGGTCGTAGGGCGGGGGCATAGCCAGGGCGCTGTCCACAGGCCACACCCGGGCCGGAGCCGGGGCGCGGCGGGTCTGCGCCAGCCGCCCCTCCAGCTCATACACCCAGTCCGCCTTGCGCTCCTCGCTGATGGTGTTGGGCCGCAGCGCGTCGGCCCGCTTGATGGCTTCCTTTACGCGCACAGGACCGCCCCTTCCGCTTAGATGTATTTGTGGTACCGGCACAGCTTGCCCGGCGCGGCATCCCGGTCGTTCAGGAATGCCCGCGCCATCTCCGCGTAAAACGCGGGCGCATCCATGGAGAACATCCGAGCCACAACGCCGTAGTCAGACTTCATCATGTTCATGGCGGCCCAAAAATCTACGCCGTCACAGTCTCCCCGAAGCGCATCCGTCTCGGTCATGGAGAAAAAGCCGCCCTCGCTCCCGTCCGCGTTCTCCATGCCGTGGACCCACACCTCGGCCTCCTCCCGTGTCAGCTTGCAGGGATGCGTATCCTCCGACTTATCGGCGTCCTCCGACATATGCTTCTTGATGTAAAGCAGCGCGGCCAGAGTCATGACGTTTTCCCGCGTCATGTCCCAGTCGTGGGACTCCTTGATCTCCTTGCACACCATCTTCCTGTCGATCATGTCTCATGCCTCCTTTATGTATTTGCACAGGCGGGTAACATCCTCCCGGTGGAAGGTGAGCGTGCCCAGGATCGGCACGTCCACGGGGAAACCGTCCTCCGGCACCTGTTCCAAAAACACCTCCGCGATCCCGTCCACGTCCACATTCCCGTCCTCGTCTATCGCCCCGATGGTAGAAATGGCCGGGCTGGCAAGCGCCTTTCCCAGGCCGTTCTTCACGGCATATGACAACCCGGCCACGGCGGCGATCTTCTTGATCTTCCCGTTGGGTATGTTGGTCGGGATCTTGGGAGCAACCTCCTCGTCGATGTAACGCGCGGCTCCGGCCTCGATCTGCGAAATAGTAGCCATACGATATACTCCTTCTTATAGCTCCGGGGAGGGAGCTTGTCCCCTCCCCGGAGCTCTGATTGCTCAGCGCCGACAATCGCAGCCGCACACGGGCAGCGGATTGTACAGGCTCTGGGATGTGGTGGTGGTGCCGGTAGTCACGTCGGCCACCATCTTGGGGTAGAAGGTGGCGTTGACGTAGTTGATAATGGCGTTGTCATTGCAGCAGCGCTCCTTGGCTTCCGTCTCGATAGCAGTCTGCATCTTGCTACAGCAGCAGTCCATACGCTCCTGGAGCAGCTGGAAGCTGTCCTTGGTGGCCTGGTTGTTGACATCCTGAACGGCCAGCTTGGCCTCGATCTCGCGCATACGACCGTCCACATACTTGTACATCTCCAGAGACTTCTGGTCGTTGTATGTGTTGGCGTCCCGGAGAGCAATCGCGCTGTCCTTGGCGGCAATCTCCTGGACCAGCTTCATCTCCCGCTGGGTAACGGGGTCACAGTCGCTGCCGCAGACAACGGCGGAGCGGCCCCGGAGCAGTTCGGCGGTCATTATGGCGGTGAGCGCGTCGTTCTGGCCCGCGCGGTTGTTGCCCCACAGACCGCCCATAGCGCCCAAACCGCCGGCGGCGTTGAGCACACCCAGGGCCAAACCGGCAATGCCGGTGCCCAGGCCGGCACCCGCCACGCCCTTGCTTGCGTATTCCTTGTTCATTTCCATGATGATATCTCCTCTCAATTTTAGGTATGTTGCGTTTTATCCCCGCCGGGATTACCTCCACATGGGCACCACCACCTTTCAGCAGCCATAGCTGTTATACTTCCTCACCGGTGATTTCCTTGTACTCCTCCACCGTCAGCCGCCCCGCCTGTACAAGGGCTTTCAGGCGGGACTTGTCCCACAGGCGGGGCGTCCTGTTGAAATAGTACTTTGCCATTTCATACACTGTCACACAAATCACCTCCATTCTTCTGCCTTTGTGATTTTTGAAAAGCCTCTTATAATTGGATATTTGCCATCGCCGCAAGGAAGTCCACGTCCGCCCTAAGCTGTTCCTGAGCGCTGGGCGGCGGGGGAGGGAGTGCCGCCCGGTCGGCTGCGATTTCCGACTCTGTGCGGGGCACAACCTCGCCGTCTACGTACTTATACAGCGGGATGCCGTCCATTGTGTACAGTGGAGGGTTTTCTTCTGTTTGCTGATGATACTTATCACCGTTAATGTTGAAAGCAAGCCAGACCAATCTAAATTGGTAACCTCCCTCTGCGCTGATACAGACTGCATCAGAGGTATCTTTCTCTGGGTGTGGACCATCGCTCCAGCCATCCACAATGCGGCCCTGGGCGTCCTTTGTTATGTAGTGATTATTGCCGATGATGTCCATACAGAGTTCCTCCCTATATGTTGGCGTCGATATTATTGATAACACAATGGTACACTTTCTCGGAATCAAGGCCCTGATTTTCTAGTATAATCATGTATTTAACTCCGTTACGGGTAAATCCAATTGTAGATGCAGTCACCGTCTTAGTGTAATTGTTGGTTCCTAATACGTCTACAGAAATAGCCTCGTTGGTTTTTATTGCAGGACTTGCCCTCATGGTCGTGGGGAATTGCCCTATAAATGTCCAAACCTGATGTGGTTCAGAATTCAAGCAGAAAACCAGGAACCCATCAAGCTCACCGTAAAAATATTGCTGGCATTTTACCAGCTCCTGCTGAAAGTTCGGCGGCGGGTCATTGAGCACCCAGTTGCCGTCGGCGTCCTGGTGGGCGAGGGTCTGGACGGAGCCGAGTTCGAGCTTGGCTGCAATAAGAGTTAGCTCTGTGATATTTAATGTGTTTGTTTGGATTAACAAACTGTTGCTGTTTAGTGAATACCATATTTCAATTACAAAATGGTCAAATACCACTCTTTTTATTTGTGTATCCTGAGTTGGGGTATTGATAGGAATATCAAATGTTGTGGATAGAAGATTGTCATCAAACAGAAGCGACACTGTAAGTTTCTTACCAGCATATTTAGAAAAAGTTTCTATCATTTGAGAAAAAAATACATTTCCACTAGCTTCAGAAGTAAATAATTTAACTCCTTTATCGGTCACTTCTAATTTATAATTAGTTGTATTTTTGTTAGCAACAATCCACCTATCTATAGTATATCCACCGGTTGTATACTCCGTCTCCCCCCTCTGATTGATAGGAAACTGCCCACCACCCTGCTGGGAGCCACCGCCAATGAAGTACCAGTTGTCGAGAAGGTTGGGGTTGCTGTGCCTGGCCTCCACCGACAGCTTGTCCCAGGTTACGGAGCTAGCTGCGATTTTTGGGGTGGTGACGGCGGAGTCGGCAAGTTTATCTGTGTTGACGGAGCCGTCGGCAATGACGCCAGCTGGCCCTTGCGGCCCTGCTGGGCCTCTCTCTCCCTGCGGACCAGGGGGACCGATGACCTGTCCTAAATCCATTGTCTGCATAGCCATCCTCCTCTACTCAATGGTAAGAATTAAATGTCCGCTGGAATCGATTGCAAAATTTGGCGCCTCATCACCGGTGTAGCTGAGGATCAGGTGTCCGTTCTCATCCACGTTGAATGCGTAAATACCCTCCGCGGATACGGCGACGCCGTTGATGCCCTGGGGGCCGGGCGGACCTTGGATGCCAGGCGTGCCTTGGATACCCTGTGGCCCCTGAAGACCGACATCACCCTTTTCTCCCCTGGCCGGCTTCCCAGTATCCTCGTATTTTTGAGCCGCCGCGTTCCAGGTCCACCATGTTCCACTCTGAATTACGGGCGGCTTGCCGGAGTACTGCGCCGCAGTCTGGGCGGACTGGGCCGCCGCCGCCGCGCTGATGGCTGCGTTGGCAGCACTGGAGACCGCATTTTCGGCGCTCCCCGCCGCATGAGAGGCAGAGATTTCCGCCGCCGCTGCCGCCGCCTGGGTTTGTTCCAGAGCGTCCGCCGCCTTGGCCGCATCCACGATGTCCTGCTTGATGTCCTCAATCTCCTGTTGGAGCTGGTCGGATACGGAGGCGGAAGGCTCGCTGCTCTCCACGGCCAGGGGATCCCATATGGCGGGCAGGACCTTGAAACAGGCGGTGGCGGCAACCACGGCCCGGGTCTCCGTTTTGCCTGACACGGCGGCGCCCCGGATGGTGATCTTCATATCACCCTCCACGGCCTTGGCCTCCCCGGGCACCGGGACGCGGTAAAGGTTGTCATTTCCCGGGACCAGGAGGTTGGTGCCCAGTGCCGTGACCACAGTCTGCTCATTGAGGGCGTCGAACCAGACGATTTTTTTGGATGTCCCCTCCCACACCGGGGAGAATGACAGCTCCAGATCTACGTCGTCGTGACTCCCTGCGGCGCCGATGACAACACCGGCGCCGCGTATAAATTCATTGTCCACATCGCAGTGGATGATACGGTTCATGGGATTCCTCCTGTTCTCCGCCCTTCTTTACATGTTCGTGAGCGCTTTCTCGCCCTGCTTCTTCGCCGCCTCCATGGCCTGGTAGGCCTTAAGCTCCTGGGCCTGGGCGTTCATGAGCACCTCGTAGAACTTGCGCTTGATCTGGACCTTCCGGCCCCTCTTGATGACCAGGCTCTCGCCGTTGACGGCCACAAAGATGTCCTGCCGGTTCTCGCCGGGCAGCATGGGGGCGAAGTAGTCAACCAGGTCTTCGCCGCCGGTCGCGCCGGCGGTCTCGATCTTGTTCTTGTTCTCTGCCATTTTGATGATCTCCTTTCGTTGATGGGATGTACAGGTGCGGGACTTAGGCGGTCGCGCCGCTCTCGATACGAACCATGTACTGCGGCACCAGGATCTTCGCCACCTTAGTTGCTTTCCAGGCAATCGTACTTCTCTGGTTCAGGGGGTCAGCGGTGCCGGCGGAGCCCAGGGGCTTGACGATGTGCTGGAGCCCGCCGCCCGAGATCTCAGTCACGCCGTAGGCGTCGTCACCCAGGATGAGGGTTGCGTAGACGTCCACTCCCTTTGTGCCCCCCTGGGGGGTGGCGCCGGATTCCTTGAAGACCTTGGCCCGGCTGGACTGCACGAAGCGGACCCCGTACAGTTCGCCGATCTCATTGCGGTAGATGTTCTCGGTGTCCACGTACTGGTGGGGAGACTTCCAATCAGGGTCTTTCATCAGGTCGTACTTGGCGTAGGGGTGAATGATGCCCACATAGTAGCCGTTGATCTTCGGGGCGTCCTGGGTTTCCAGGAAGCGCACGGCCTTCTTGATGTCGTCCACGTTGAGCACGTCGGTGGCGGTGATGGTGGTGCGGCTGGTCCTGCCGCCGGAGTACTGCACATTGGTGCCCGCCGCCAGCACCTCGCGGGTGATGGTATCCAGGGTTCGGCCTGCCTGGGAGGCGCACAGCTTGGTGGCCTGCACCACGTTGTTGTCGATGGCGGTCAGCTGGATCATGTCGGACAGGGTGACGTAGCCGCCGTACTGGGCCACCGTGGCGGTGAGCCCCTTTGCGCTCAGGCTCTGGCCGTCGGGGGTGACACCCTCGGTGATGGGAGTAGTGAGCTCAGGCAGGGGGTCAAACTGGCGGAACTCAATGGTCTTGCCTCCGTTCTGGGGGATGGGGTGCTTCTGGGCGAACTGGTCATGCACCAACTCAGGCTCCGCCAGGTCGATGAGGTAGTCGGAGTAGTAAGTCTTCATCTCCACGGCAAGATCCGTGGACCCCGTGGTATTGGTTTTGGGGTCGGGCGGGGTCGCCGCCTCAAACAGGTTCAGGCGGATGTCCAGCAGATAGGGCTTTCTGTTGTCTTTCATGTTGCGATCTCCTTTCAGAATGTGATGATTTCTCCCCGGGCGGCTCGTCTGGCGATTTCTGCCCGGTCCTTGGGGGTGAGCCGGGACACATCGTCTTTGACGGTGAACCCGGAGGTCGTTCCGGTCCCATTCTCCTGGGGCCGTGCGCCCTTGGCCTTGATGTTGGCGGTGATGGCTTTCTCGGTGGCCTTGGCCTGGACGCTGGCGGCGGCGGCCTTGATCTCGTCCATGTGTATCACCTCGAAGGCCTGGCGCACAGGCACCCCGGCGCGGAGCATGGACACAAAGTCCCGGTTTTGGGCCTCCTGGCTCAGGTCGAAGCTGGGGTACATGGTCTTCAGCTGCTGGGCCTGCCTGGACCAATCCTGCATCTGGGCCTGGGCCCTCTCCTGCCCAATGCGCTGGCGCTGGGCCTGAAGCAGTTCCTGATTCTGCCGCTTGAGCTGCTGGAACTGCCGGAACTGCTCCACGCTCATGCCGGCCTCCTCGGCGGCCCTTGACAAGTAGTCTCCATCGTTTTCCACTGCGGCCAGCAGCTTGCCCATGTCCCCGTCCGCGATCTTGTAGCGGTCCATGAGCATATCCAGCACGGGCTGGACCCTGCCCGCCTGCTCCCGGAGGGCTGCGGCCTCCCGTGCGCTCCTGCTGGTCATGCGCTGGAGATCCTGGTCGTAGAGCTCCTTAAACTCCCCGCCGGTCAGCTCCCGCCACCGCCTCTGCCTATCCTCCAGGGAGTCGGAGGAGGTCTGATACTGCGGGTTCTGTTCCTGTCCGCCTCCAGGCTCCGGGCCCTGCGGGTCCTGCTTGCCGTAGAGTATGGCGGAGCTCTTGCCCCCTTCCGACTCTCCGCCGTTACCGCCGGCTGCGGAGCCGGAGGATGCCCCGCCGCCGGAAGCTGTCCCGGCTCCTGCCGGGCCTCCCGCCGCGCCGTCGAACAGGTCCAGCACAACGGGCAGCAGCGCGAGCATTACGGGCTCATTCTTTTCTTCCATGGTGATTTCTCCTTTCGTTATTTACGGGCGTATGCACACCGGTGATTTAAAAAAATTCATGGTGTCCACGGCCACCCCGTCCGGGTATTTTTCCGCGATCTGTAAAAGTCCGATAGCGGCCATCTCGAACGGGGCGCGGAGATCCTTACCATCAGCCTCGATAGCCGCGGCCCCGGACTCCAGCATAAAGGCACCCAGTTTCACCGCACCCGCCCTCTCCAAGTTTTTGAGGTAGCCGCCCAGGGCATAGACTATGCCGGACACCGCCGCGCACACCTCCCGGCTCCCGGTGGCGTGTCCCACAGCGGTCAGGCGGTACGTGCCGGGAGCACCCCCGCACTCCTGAACTGTGACCTGAGTCATAACCTATTCCCCCATCTTAGGCGTGGACCGCTGAGCCAGCCTCTGCCCGTATCCGGTCATGGGCGTCTGAGCCTGCATAACGGACCCGCTGACGCTGTCGGCGCTCCTCTGGGCCGCGGCCTGGATTCCGGCAGCGCCCTGTACGCCGGCCACGGGCTGCCCCACGGGGCTCCCCTGAGCCGCCGCCTGTGCCGGCACTCCCGTATAGGCCTGGAGCAGCAGGGCCATCTGGTCCATCTGCTGGGCCATCTGCTGGCAGACATTGAGCAGGGTCTGGCCCTGCCGGGCGTACTCCACCACCTTGTCCTTGCCCTCGAAGTCCATCATCTCCAGGGCGCCCATGCACTCCTGGGCCCGCTCCGGGTTGAAGAAGCCCAGCCCGTAGAGCTCCTTTGCCCTCTCGTTCTGTTCCATGCGGGAGAAGGGGTTCTTTTTCTGGGCGCGGATCTTGAGGTCGAACACCGGCTTGCGGAACAGCGGCGTCCCGTCCGAGGAAACCCCCATGGGCTGATCCTTGAGCGGCATATTGCTGACATCAATAAATTGGTACTGCCCCGGCTCCTGGCCGGTGACTCTAAAGGCCCGCGCCTCGTCGTAGAACTGCCGGATCAGCTCGATGCACATAGACACCAGCTTGGTGTAAGCCCGGTAGGATGCGGCGATCATGTCCCGGCTTGCCTTGTTCCCGGCCTCCTGGAGGGCGGCGATAGCGGAGGCTGCCGTGACCCCGGCCCCCGTCCCGCCGGAATTGACATCCCGGTTGGAAGCGGTGTCCTTCATCTCCTCGATCTTCATCTGGAGGACATTCACGTACACACTATCCAGGGGCCTGACCTCGATCTCTTTCAGGCGACGGTCGTCCAACTCGCCCTCCACATGGACGATGGGCCGGTTCCAGTCCAGGAACTCATGCTCATTGACGTTTGTGGCGGAGGAGGCAAAGAACCGCTTTTTAGTGCCCATCATGGAGTTCTCCAAAATGTTCCCCGAAAGCTTGTCTATGTAGATCTGGGGGTCCTTGCAGATGGACACGTACCCGAACCCCACCGGCGTACCCTTCTCGGGGAACATGGGATCAAGCACCACGGGGTACATCCCGTGCTCATACCACCCGGTCTGCCTGTACTGCGGCTCGTTCTCGGAAGCGAAGAGCAGCGTGTCGCCGACAAACTTGGCGTAATGCAGCAGTGTCTTTCCGTTGGCGCCCGTGGTCTTGTAGTACCAATCCACCACCACGCTCTTCCCGTCTGTGTCCACGGTGTCGTCGTAGAGGTACTGCTTCACGTCCACGGTCCTGCCGCCCAGATTGCCCTTGAACTCCGGGTAGCGCTCATTCAGCACCTCCTCGTCCACCAACTCCACCAGGAACAGGTTGCGGGACTGCTGGATGTCGGTGATCCCCGGCTCCCAAAAGATTTTTAGCAGGTCAATGGGTCTGATTGCGATATCGCCCAGGCCGTTTTCCTTCTTAGGGTCCCAGAATACGCCGTACACGGCGGTCCCGTGCTTGAGCTTCTCCCACCAGTTGTCGGAGTAGACCTGCTCATACTCGTTGTTCTCCAAAATCACAGGCAGCACGGCAGACAGCACCTTGGCGCTCTCCTCGTCGCTCAGCTCCCTGGGCAGCACCACCGGCTCCGGGATGTTGTCCATGGCGTCTGCGTGCTTGTTGGTGATGGCGTTGAAGAGCCAGGCGGAGGTAGGCTCAGGCCCGCGCAGCTCCGGCCTTTTTTTATTGCGGATGGCCTCCCAGTGCCGCAGCTCCCACCACAGTTCATCCTCCACCACTCTGTTCTCCAGGTTGGCCTTACCCTGTTTGTACTTAGCCAAGATCTCGGTTGCCCTGGAGATCTCCTTCTTTCCGATGGGCATGTCCTGCCTATCGGTCCCAGGCGGCACGATCCCCCGAGACATAGGCGGCACTCCCGGCTGCCTGTCAGCCCGCAGCAGCACCGCCTGGGCCTCAGCTCCAAGCAGCTGCCGGTCCTTTTCTCCCATTGCTTCACGCGGCGGGGTCCATTCCTTCCTACCCCCAGGGCGTCCAAACAACGGCATAGCGCTCCCTCCATTTCGCTTAATACTTTCGGTAGAACTCATACTTGTCGTACTCCGGTTCCGTGGCAAGGGGGTCCCAATACCTAACCTCCGGCTTCGGTTTCTTCGGTGGAGCAATGGGATTCTTCATGCACACATACCGCAGCGCGTCGTAGATATGATCCTCCCCATCGGTATCGATGTCCTCCACATCCTTCTCGTCGTAGACCAGGTTGGGCACGGTGCGGATAAAGTGCTTGCAGGTCGAGAACACATACAGCATGGGCACGCCGTCCTCCCGGAAGCTCAGCCGGTGGTGCACCTGCATCTTGCCGGATATACGTGCGTGGTCCCCGCGCTCGAAGTGTATCCGCTCCCGCTCCATGAGTGCCCCAATGCTCTCGGTGCCGTCGGACTGCCAGATAGCGGGGTCTCCCACCCGGTGTATGGTCCGCCCCCGGAGGTTTGGGTCGTCCTCCTCGATCTGCCGGATACGCCGGGCCACTTCTCCAGGTTCCAGCTTGACACCCACGTTTGGTTCGCCAGTACAGCCGTAGTACTCCCGGATATGGTAGAGCCGCCTGTCGTGGTCCACGGCGTACCAGCCCACGGCAAAGGGCCGGGCGAAACCCCAGTCGAAGGTACACCATACGGCCCAGTCCTCCGGGATGAGGAACGGCTGGATCACATGGGTCCCCTGCCGGTCCTCGTAGTGCTCCGGGTCGTTGCGCCACTCGGTGAACACCTGGCCGCTGAAAGAGTCCCAGTTGCCGTAGAGCAAAGCATTGCGCTCCGCCGCAGGCATAGATGCCAGATTGGTCAGGTAGTTGGGGTTATTGTCCAGCAGAGCCGGGTTGTCGAACACGGACGCCGGCACAAAGATCCTGCTCTTTCGCCGCTTCTCCACGTGCCCATCGGGGAAGCTGACGTCCACATCGTCCCAGACGGTAGTCATAGGCGGCGCGGCGGTAATGAACCGCTCCTTGACCCAACCGTGGCCCACGCCGCCGGGGTTGGCGGTGGAGCGGATATAGCACCGGGTCCCGGGCCCGTTGGGCCTGTTGCGGGAGAACAGATAGCTGTACTCGTCGTAGGTGAAGTGGGTCAGCTCATCGAACCCGATAAAATCATAGGCCTGGCCCTGATACTTGGTCCTGTCCTTGGTGTACTGCATGGACCCAAACAGGATCTTAGCCCCGCTTGGGAACAGCCAGGTGTGGGCGCTCCCGTTGTACTTTGCCCTGGGGAATGCCCTGGGGTAGTACTTGAGTGTCTTGTCAATAAGCTCGCTGAGCTGGGGAAAGGTCTTGCGCAGGATGAGAGCCTTGTAGTGCGGGATATGTACCTGCCGAAGCGCCTCGCACACCAGCGCGTCAGACTTCCCGCCGCCGGCCGCCCCACCGTAGAGCGCTTCGTCCTCGAACCGCTCCATGAAAGCCGCCTGCCGGGGCTGCGGACTCCAGATCACCTGCATCAGGCATCTTCCTCCCGTCCCGGCTCCAGCACCGGGGATAGCACCACCACGCCGTCGGCCGCGCCGTCCTCCTTCTCCTTTTCCTCCCTGGCCCACCGGAAGTTGTACTTCAGCGTAAACTCCGCCCCCCTGGCCCCGTCCCGGTCATACAGCCGCCGCTCCGCATACTCCTCGATCCGGCACTTCGCGCGTGTAACAGTGTCAACAAACGCTTTTTTAGCCTGGTAGTTGAGCAGTGCCTGGCGGCTGGTAAAGCCCAGGGCAAGGGCCAGTCCTGTCACCGTGGGAGGGTGGGCCCCCAGCATGACGACCTCCCCGAATTTGTTCAAGACGGGGTTCCCGTCTCCATCCAAGAGGGGCGTCCCCTCGCAGTCCGTAAAGTAAGCGTCGATTTTCTGCTGCATCGCTTTCGGGGATCTGTATGTCGGTTTTCTGCCTGTCTTGGACAATTTCGTCCACCTCCTTCCTGTCCTGCCCGCTGCCCCGCCCGGGCTATCACCTCCGGGCAAAACAAAAACGCCAGCGTCCACAACAGCCTTTTCGGCTTGTCATGGGCTCTGGCGTTTGACGCTCTGGCCTCTGTCGATGTTCAGGATGATCTCGCTGTGACATGTCCGGCAGTACACCGGCAGTCCCTTCGCCACCGTCTCGGGGCCGACCCGGATCAGGCGATGGTTGCGCCGGCAAATCGGGCACGTGACCCATCCGTTTGTCACGTTCAGTTTATCACTCTCATGTTTGGTTTGCAACTATTTCCACCCCCTTTATTTTAAAACTACAGAAAATATACTTAACCTCAAGACCGAAAAGAATAGAAAAGTCTATTCTTTTTTCTTCTGCCGCCTGCGCCTTGCCCTGGGCTTTCGCCGCGCCGGGTCGTAGGGCAGCAGGTATTTGATCCAGCACCACTCGCCCCATCCGTTTTGGTGCGGTCCGTCGCGGGACACAACAACCGCCTCGGGCGGCGCGGTGAGGGTAAGCATATCCGGGACCTGCACCGTCTCCGGCTCGGAGCGAGTCAATCCCAGCGACGGTGTCCACATCCGTTCCCCGACCCGCGGGTGCCCGTGCTCTCTCGGCTCCTTAGTAAGATAGCTGGCCAGGTCCTCATAGGTGCGCTCCCGGTCAAAGGTAAGCCGGGTAATCTCCACATTGCCCCACTTCCACAGATGTTTCAGTTCCTCCAGGTCGTCCCCGGTAGCGTCCATCACCAGGTGGTGATGGATCCGCCCGCCGGGATAGCAGCCCTCCGTTACATAGATGTAGCGCAAGGACAAATGCCCTCGGGCGTTACGGGCGGCCCGGACCTTGGGCAGCCAGGTCCGGAGCCGCCCCACGGCCCTTTTCCTGGAGTCGGGAAGATGGTCCTCATCATAGGTAAGTGTGACCAGCAGATCCCCGTTGTCAAAGTTATCTGCCAGGCACCGCTCCAGCTTGGCGTAGGAGGTCTTGGCGTTCAGCCGCTCCCGGGCGGCGGTGCTGGCCTTTTTCTTCTGCGCCCGCTGCTTAGGCGTATCGCCCGGGGACGGGCCGGTGTACACCACCGCGCACACCAGCCGTCCGCACTGAACCTGTTTCAGGGTTTTAGCCATCGCCAGCACCCCCGGCATCCAGCGCCCCGATACACGTTTGCATCATCGCCCACAGCTGCACTGCCGTCAGTCGCTTCACTTCTGTTTCCCCTCCTATGAAAAATATCACTGTTTGTCAATGCCCAATGCAGCGGCGACCTTACGCCACTCTGTCATCGGTACATTCTCGCATAAAAGCATTTTTTGAATATTCTCGATTGGGACCTCAGCCCGGCAGGACAACTCGCGCAGAGAGCCAAGCCCGTGGGCCGTTCGGTATGCTTTCAGCCCATCCAAAATTCGCCGCTTTTCTTTTGCACCGTTACCTTTCAACGCTATCGGTGGATCAGGCGTCCCGGCATCAGCCCCGACATTCAGAGAAGACGATCTCCGGCGCAGTTCATCCAGAAGCAATGTCTGAATATCCAGTCCTGCTGCCAATGGAAGGCAGTCCGCACAGATGTCGGCCAGCCCACACAGCTCGGCTATCTTCTGACAGGAGGAAGGAAGCTCCGTTTCTCCGGAAGGAAGTTCCCTCCCACAAATGTCGCAAAAATATTTCTTCATTGACTTATCCCATCCATCCTTACCCCTCCTATGTTAAATTTTTCAAGGTCTGTTCCTTCAGGCCTCCGGGTAAACTGTCCCAGAGGTGATTTGCATGAATGAAATGCCCGTTGGACTGGCAATGTCTCTAGCCGAGAATGAGGAAGCCCTGCGCCGATTTGCTCTGCTCTCGGACCAGGAACGCGCACAGGTAGTAGCAAAGGCCCGTCTGGCCGGCTCTCGGGACGATATGCAGGCCATTGTTCACAGTCTCACCTGAGAGGAAGGAAAACGCTATGGCAAAGAAAGGTATGGCCAGACCGGACTGGACCCACACCCACCCCCGCAACGATGCCCCGCCGGTGCCGGAGATTCAAGGCAAGGCCAAAACCGGGAAAGAAAACGCCCGTCCCATCATCGCCGGGACATCCGGCCCTGAGATGAAGGTGTACCACAGCAGGCCCCACACTATGGAGCGAAATCATAACGTTTGATCTGCCGCCCCGGCTTCGGGGCGGTCTTATTTTACCTTTCAGACGTAAACCCTCCCGTCAGCCGAATACAGACTGACGGGAAGGTTTCCATTACCACCCCCGGTTCTCGGGGGCCAAATTGTTGTCGATGTTTTTCTCAAACGCTTTTTTCAAACCGTCGCTGAAGAAAATGGCCTTCATGGTGGAGCACTCCTCAAACCCTTGTTCCTCCATTACCCGATGCCGAAGCTCCGTCAAATCCTCGTCATAGGCATTCTCCAAATAACGGTATAGGCTGTGCAGCAGCTGGTTGTTGTTCATGTGGAATTTTGTAGACAGCAGGTCCAACTTCTCCGACGCGGTCCTCATCCACCTGCGCTGGGCTGCCTTGCCCGGGGATTGCTTCGGCAGGTCACCTCCCGGTGGGAGCATACTTAACTCGGGCTCGGCAAAGGAAGGAATTGGGGCGGAGGGCAGGGATAACCACATTAAAAAATTTTCCGTCAGTCTATATTCGGTTGTCAAGGTGCAAAGTTCTGCTTGGTTATCTGTGCGCCGCCGCCTGACTGACCTTATCGCTCAACGCGGTGAGCGCCGCTTCCAGTTTTCCGGCGTTCTCTTCATCATTTCGCTTTCGGACTTTCAGCAGCAGCCCATGCATCTGATTGATAATAGTCTGCGCCTGGTCAAAGAGCAGCTTAAACTGAGCCAGGTCAGCATCGGTAGAGACCGGGGAGGGATTCCCGGACCGAGTCAGCTCAAATTTCAGATCGCTGATTTCCCGTCTGGCTTGGTCCAGTTCGGTCTTGACCCGGGCGGCAGTTTCATTTGCTTTGGAAACTTGCTCCCCGGCGGCTTTCTCCGCCGTTTTTAGTTCCTTCTTGGCCTGCTGGTAACCCTCCTCCCGGGCCTTTTTCACTGCCTCCTGGTCAACCTGTATGGCAACCTCCACCGGGCGGTTTTTCAGGTCGTCCAATTCCTTCCGGGCGGCGACGGAGTCGGCGGCGGCGCGATTCGCCTCTTCCAGAGCCCGGGCAAGGGCCGCTTCTGCCTGTTCCTTTGCCTCCAGCGCCTCGGCCCGCTCCCGGACGGCCTTCTCCAGCTCCCGGGATGTCATGTCGATCACGGTTTTCTCCTCACCGTCCACCATATGGGGCTCGGTCATAAAATTTTCCCGCTCATCCTCTGGAAGGACCAACAGGGCAAAAGCCTTAGCTGTGCCCAAATGCGTCAGCGCGTTCGCATTTGTCCATTCTCGGGCCAATTTCATGAGCTTTTGCGCCATGCGAGGAGAGTAGTTGACACGTTCGGCCAGCCAATCCAGCCACTCGCCGTGGTTCAATTTTTCCTTGGCTTCAACCAGCCCTTTGCCGATGGTCAGAACGGCCTCCCCGCCCGTCTGCTGGGCCTGAAGAATGTCAGCAGTGATCTCGTCGATTGTTCTTTCCGTCGGGGCTGGGGCGCTTTCCCCGGTCGGCACCGGGGCGTTGGATACTCCACGGCTGATCAGGCCCATCACCGCCGCGGTTTTGCTTGTCTGTGTCTTCATGGGTTTCTCCTTTCTGCGTTAAAACGGCATATCCGGGTCCTCGCCGGACAATGGGGTAAACTGAACTTGGTCCATCTTTTCCATCGCCTGGGCGATCCGCTTTGCGCTCTTTCCAATGGAGGACATCTGCGCGGCAATGGCACGGCTGTTGTCCCTCGGTATCTCCCGCATGGTTTGGTGCAGCCCGTCAAACTCCAGGGTCAGGTCATCCTTAATACCCTCTTTGTTTTTGCCGATCTTCAGGATGCGGTTGCTGCGGTAGTCGTTCATTTTCTCCGGCCACAGCAGCAGCGCAACGTCCGCATCCTGCTCAATCTGCCCAGACTCCCGGAAGTCTGACATGGACGGCGGGACCCAGTCACCGGTTTTTGTCTTCTGGGCCCGGCTGAGTTGGGACAGAGCCACCACCGCGATACCGTGTGCCTTGGCCAACCGTTGGAGGTCGGAGGACACGGCGGTGACGATTTCAAACCGTTTATCTCCCCTAGCCTGAAGCTTTTGCAGGTAGTCCACATAGACGATCTGGTGCCGGCGGCTGAGTGCCATGGCAGTGATATCTGCCACGGACATGCCGGCGGCGTTGATATACTCAAAGCTGGTCTGCTCCTCCCGGCGGATCAGTTCAGAGGTAGCCACCCAGTCCGGCGCGGTGAGGGCATGGCGCTTGATGCCCGACAGAGCCACCGGCGCGTGGGCGGCGACCAGGCGGTCGGCAATCTTTTGCGCCGAGGTCTCCAGGGAGTAGTAGCCCACCCGGTATTCCCTGGCCTGGTGCAAAGCAAAGAGCAGGGACAGCAGGGTCTTGCCGGAGGAGGCGTGGCCGCCCAGGACGATCAGATCCCCCAGCTCGGCGTAAAGCAGTTTGTTCAGCGTCTCCATGCCCCAGGAGAGATACTTGGGCGGCGTCTTGTCCCGCATCCGGTTTGTGAAGTCCCGAAACAGCTCGGACAGCGGCACGGCGCGGCTGCCCCGCTTGTCCACCGTTAGGGCGTTGAGCTGGGCAATGAGCTTTTCCTGTTTCTCCGGGTCCCCTTCCTGGGAGAGGGCATAGCCCAGTTCCTGGCGGCGCAGGCGGCGGGACTCCGTCCGCAGATCCCGAGCGTAGTACACGGCATTTGCGGCGGTGGGCGTCACTTCCATGCACTGGCGCATCAGCTCCACCATCTGCCTGCTGTCATCGCGCAGATACCCGCACACGGTTTTCGGGTCCACCGGCCTGCCCGACAGGAACATGGACTTCATGGCCGCGAACAGGTGGCGGTAAGGGGAATGGAAGAAGTCCTCCTCGCCGAGCTCCGGCAGAATAGACCCGATGCACCTATCGTCAATCAGCATGGACCCGATGACCGCGACCTCAAGATCCCTGGCGGTATCGCCCCGGTCCGGCGCGTTCAGGCGCAGCTCGTCCTTTGCGTCCATCAGTACACCTCCGGGTCAGGGGCCCAGCCGCCGGAACCTGAGGCGTCAGGCCTGGAAAGCGGAACTTTTTGTTTCTCCGTCCACCGGCGGTCCCGCAGCCAACGGAACGCATGGGGGATGCCCACGTTTCTCTGCCACTCCTCGCAGGCCAGATGCCGCCCCAGACCGACCGAAATTTCATCCAGCAGCGCGGAAGCGTCCCCGTTGTGGGCGGCAAGAAGCTCCTTGTCCTGAAGCAGCTTGTCCCACTCCGCAACCGCTTTGGCCCTCTCCTCGTCTCGGGGATACGCTTGCCAGAACTTTGCAAAGCGTTCCGGTTCCAGGGTGGGAATTGATTTCTTTCTTCTCACGCGCCCCCCGGTGGGGGGTAGGGGGGGAATATTCTGTTTATTAT